ACTTCGCCGGTCCAGATCCCGGTCTTGAAGTACTGCGACACCCACTGTGTTTCGCGGCGGATGAGCGCTTTGTTGGTGAGGAAGATGGCGGCGTCGCGGTCGGGCGCCAGCGGCGAGTCGCTGTTGGCGCGGATCTGGTCATCCACGTCCTTGTGCAGCGCCCACACGTCGCAGTTGTAAGTGCCGGTGGAGTCCAGCCCGTAGCCCGTTCCCGCGGACTCGGTCGAGAGCGCGCGCTTCTGCATTTCGTCGCGGTTGAAGTCGGCGCGCTTGTAGGTGTAGTACAGGTCGCTTTTGTTTTCGACCGGGATCGCCGGGAACGCGCGGTCGGCAACGAACTCGACGCCGGCCGCCTCCTGGCTGTACGCCACGGAGATGTTCGTCAGCGGACGGTTTACGTGGACATCGCCCAAAGTCGGTTGAGGCATGGTTTACAGTTTTCCTTTCTGCTGAATCAGCGCTGGGATGAGCGTCCCGGCGGTTCCGGTCGCCAGCGCGCGGCCGAGAATCTTGTTGCCCGTGGCGGCGGTCACCGCTTTGCCGTTGACATCGGTGGCAAGCAGATCGCCGGCGGTAACACCACCCGCGCCCACCACCAGCTTGCTGATTCCGAGGATGCCGACCTCCGCAGCCTGGCCAGCGGCGTTCGGTTTGTCCTGAAGGATGCCTTCCGCATCACCGCCCGCCGAAGGCAGCGCGAGTTGTCCGTTCGCGTTCACCGCGACGAAGCAGAACTGAGATGCGCTCAGATCCGCGCTCGCGGGAAGGCCGATCGTACGAAGAGTTTGTTCGTAAGCCACTTCCGTTTGCTCCTTTCGTTACCGCAAGCGCACTCCCGCCGCCTCGAGGGTGGCGATCAGGCCCTTGGCATTGTGCTGCGCGCGAAACGCCGCATACGCTTCGGGGTGCTCTTCGAGCATCTGCGCGTACGCTCGCTCCTTGGTGACTTTGGTGGCGGTCCCCGAGACGTACAGCCCCGCGGTGATCTGCCCCCGGTTCTGGCGCGCGAACGCCGCGGCCTGCGCCTCCAACTCCTGGACGCCGCCGGAGCCCGCGTTCGGATTCACGTGCGAACTGATCATGCGTTTCTCGCTTTCCGCGACGCGGGAACTGGTCAGAGCCTCGCTGACCTCCGCGACGCTCATGTATTCGCCGCGCGCGTTCTTCAGCATCAGGAACTCGGCGGCCTTTTCCGGGCAGCCGGCCATCTTGCACAGCGCCGAGATGGCTTGAATGTCGGTTTCCGCCCGCATACCCTTCAACGGTTCGCCGGACACGGACTGGACGGTGGCGGCGGCCTTTTTGGATTTCGCCTTTTCCTGGTCGTCGTCCTCGTCGTCATCAGCGGGAGGCTTCTTGCTCTCGCGCTCCTTGGCGTCGTCTTTCTTCGACTTCTTGTCTTCCGCCTTTTCGTCGCATTCCTTTTTCGCGGCGAGGGCTTGGGGATCTTCTGTCATGTGCTCTCCTCGGGTTGAGATTGCGGCCCGCGTTAGCGAACCGGATTGCGTTTGTAGTTGGGTCAGCGCGTCCTCGAGCGTGCCGACCTGGTCAGCCAGCAGAGGCAACGCGTTTTCGGCCCACAGCAAACCCGCCTGCGTTCCTACGATCGCCTTCGTGCCCGCCTTGCGATTCCGCGCTACCGTTTCGACGAAGATCGCGTACTCGCGATCCACCTCCGCCTGAATGTCACTCCTAGCGCTCTCGCTCAGCGGCTCGTGCGGGTTGCCGTCGACCTTCTTGTCGCCGGCGAAGATGAACGTGTATTTCGCGCCGATGTCCTTGTCGAACTGCGATTGATCCACGTGCAGGGCGTACACCCCGATCGATCCGACGGCGCCGGTCCGGGTCACAATCACCTTGCTGGCGGAACTTGCGATCGCGTAGGCGGCCGACAGGGCGATGTCGTTCGCGGCGGCATAGACTGGCTTCACGCCGCGGATCGAGTAGATGTAATCCGCGAGTTCGAAACATCCCGTTGTCTCGCCGCCCGGGGAATCGATATCGAGCAGGATGGCGCGCACCCTGGCATCGTCCACCGCGCGAGACACCTGCCGTTGGATCTGTTCGTAGGAAGTGGCGCCGCTCCACGCGGACAGAAACGATTCCTTCTTGAGCAGTGTCCCTTGAACCGGGACCACAGCGACACCATCCAGCACGGCGTAGTCCCGTTCGTCACCGGCGTCCGAGTAGCGCGCCATCAGAGTGGCGGTTGCATCCAGGCGCACGCGCCGGGCCAGCACAGCGTCCGGGTCGATCCCCAGGCGCGGCCCGAGCGCCTTGATGATCACCTCCAACTTGGGCGGGTGAATCATCAGGGGGCAGTTCACGAACCGGGATGCGACGTGAGTCAACGTCACTGGAACTCCACCTTTCCGCTTGCGGCGTCTTTCTCCACTTCTTCCTCCGTCATCCCGGCGTTCCGTCCCGTGAGGATCTTCCGGCCGTCGGAGTCATACGAGAGGCCAAGCCGATCCGCCCGGTCGTTGTCGGCCTTCTGCTCGGCATCGATCACCGTCGCGTCGTATCCTTGCGCCGCGCATTCGATCGAGCGAGTCGACAGGCCATCCCGGATGGCACGCTCGGCAGCCTTCATGTCCTTTTCCGGATCGACCCACGGCCAGCCCGGCGTCACCCACTGCGCTTCTTCAAACGGTGCGGGGTCGCTGTCGTAGGCGTTCAGCAACTCCGCACCGAACACCATCGCGAGCATCGCCTCGCGCAACCAGCGGCGGTAGATCGGGTGACAGACCTGATAGATGAAGACCGAATACTGAAACTGTTCGCACTTGCGCCGGAACTCCAGCAGACCGGCGCGGATCGACGAGTAGTTGATCCCCGATAGGTCCCCGCTGATCTGGTATTCCGCGAGGCCGGCGCCGCTCGCGAACGCCTGCAGGCAGGCCCGCACGAAGGCTTTGTAATCCCCGCTGTCCTTGACCTCGGCGAACTGAACCTCTTCGCCAAAGCCCAGCACCGGGAAGGTGCCTGGCTCCAGCTTCGAGATCTGCGTACCCGGGTCGGCCTGGCTTTGCCCGGTCGTGGTCTGATCGGGAGCCATCACCGGGTTGTCCGGACTCACCTGCTTGATGAAACCGGTGATCATCGCCGAGATCTTCTTCCGTACGATCTCGGCGTCCGTGTACTGCTCCAGTTCGTAGAGCTTTGCCAAAACCGTCGTAAGCCACGGCTGGCCGCGAAATTGGCCGGCGCGAATCGGCTTGTAGACGTGCAGCACGTCGCTCGCCGGCACGCGCTCCACCTGTAGCGCCTCGAGCGGATAGAACATCGTCTCGCCCGGATGCGCCCGCCAGAAGTGGTACGCGGCGCGCCGCCCATCCGGCCGGAACTCGACTCCGCAGCGTACGCGATTTTGTTCGGGTACATCCGGCGTGGGCTGGTTGCGCCACAGCGGTAACTGCTCGGCTTCGATCAACTGCAACTGGAGAGGGACAGAAAGCCCTTCCTTCGGCGAGCGCGGCCGGAAGCGCACGAAGCATTCGCCGGCCTCCATCACCTCGCGCGCGATGATCATCTGCTGGCCGTAGAAATCGGTCTGCCCGCTGGCCGGATTCTTCGGGTCGTACTCGACATCCGATTCGCGAATCCATCGCGCCCACTTCTGACGGATTAGTTCGCGAACCTGTTCGTCCGGATGCTGCGGGATCAGCCGGATTCCGCGGCCGATGGCGTTCGCGACATACGAATCCACGGCTCCCGCCGCCCACGCGCTGTTGCGCACGGCATCGCGGTTGCGCGTCAGCAGCTCCAGTCCGTGCGAGAACAGGAGTGTGTTGAGGCCGAGATAGCTCGGGTTCCATCCGTACCCGCGCCGGCCCTTGCCCGCCGCGTCGAACGGCGTCTTGCCCATGCTGCGCGAGCGCGGCACGGGCGGAGGCTCGTGGCCGGCGGCGCGCGCCAGCATCATGAAGGTCTCGATCGCCAAGTCTGGTTTACCAGCCGGAGTTCGTGTAGATGCGAACCTGCCGAATCTGCTGTGGCCCGTTCTGCTGCGCGATGTCGTTGAGGATCAGGTTCCGCAGCTTGATGTAGTCGTCGACGGAATCAAACTCGAAGTCGCGGTCCTGAAAGCGAATGCGCTTCGCACCCTGCTTGCGCGCGGCATCGAGCGCGTCGAGATCGGCCTGTGTGAACGCCATTCAGATCTCAACCTTGAAGCGCACCTGGTTCCTGGGCCGCGCGACCGGCGCGCGATGTGTCTGCGGTTCTTGGGCCGAAGCAGGAGGCGCCGCGCGACGCTCCCATTCCACCCAGTGCCGTTCCTGAAACCGATCGATGCCGACCCGGGCGGCCGCGGCGCGCGCGTACACGCGGCAGTCGAGCGCCTCATTGCGGTCGCGCATCTTCTGCCACTCATGCCGCCGATAGCCCTTAACGATCTTCGTGACAAGCTGCTCGGCGGTGATCTGCTTGAAGTACTCTTCGCCGTAGTGCGGGAAGTGGCAGTATCCGGGCGGAAACGGCACGCCTCGTTCGAGGTCCTCGTCCGTCGGCCGCTCCAGCCGCAGCCAGCGGTACAACTCCTCCTTCGCCATCCCGGAGTTGACCGGCCAGACCCTCACGCCGCGCTTAATCTTCGCGCCGAGAGGCCCAACCTCGATCGGCGAAGGAGCACCCAGAAGCGCGCCCGACCGTGCATCGCCTTTGATCACGAGCACGCGGCCGCCTTGCCTGCGGGCCCATTCGTACACCTCCGTCGTCGCATACCCGGAGTCCACCGCGAGCTGCAGAATCGGGAGGTCGACGGCGCTGGCCGATCGATACGTCTCGTTGAGCATGGCTGTGAGCTTGTCCCACACCGCCTGGCGCGACGTGTCGCCCTCGAACACGCGGTAATCGACCGACCACGACTCCTTCCCGCGCCCCCAGGCGACGACTTCCACCTCGATGCGGTCCTTCTGGACGTCCGCACCCGCCGTCAGCAGGATGCCACCGCGCGGGACCATGCCGATCTTGTAAGACTCACGCCGGTCATACAGCTTCTGCCATTCAGGAGCCTCGCCCAGCAGCGTCCACGTCTCGCCGAGCACCGTGTTGACGAAGACCTGAAGCAGCGCCGGATTCTTCTGCGCCTGTTCGAACTGCTTCGCTGCATCGGACCACGCGAACCAGCCCACCGGCGAGTACAGACTGGACAGATGAAAGCCGGCGGTCTTGCCATCGCCTGCCGCGCTCGGTCGCCACTCGCCGCGCGCGAGCATCGACTGCTTGTGGTGATTCTGGATCTCCTGCCCGCAATGCTCGCAGACGTAAACTGCTCTTTCCGTCTGCCCCTTCGGCCACCGCAGCTGGGCAAACTTCAGCGTCTGGAACTCGCGGCACACCGGGCATGGCACCCAGTAGAAGCGCTTGTCGCTTTCCTCGAACGCCGCCTCGATCCGGGACATGCCCGTGATCTTCGGCGTCGACACCATGAAGATCTTCCGGCGCGCGAACGTTCGGGTGTGCGCTGCCGCCAGGTTGACCGGATCGCCCTCGCCTTCGACATCGCCCGGATATCCGTCCACTTCATCGAGGAACAGATAGCGCGCCGCCATCGAGCGAAGCCCGACCGCCGAGTTCGCCCCCGTCATCACCAGCACGCCCCCGGGAAACTCCTTCGACAGAACCGTATTCCCGGAGTCGCGCGATCGCGGGTCGCTGACCAGTGCGCGCAGCACCTCCGACTCCTCGATCAGCGGATCGATGCGCTGCTTGGAATTGCGCTTTGCCATTTCAACGGTGGGCTGCACCGCCATCATGGGTCCGGGCGCCTGGTGAATCACGTAACCGATCCAGTTGTTGCCGCATTCCGTGCCGCCGATCTGCGCGCCTTTCATGAACACCACGCGCTCGATGGGCGACGACGGCGAGAGGCAATCCATGATCTCCCGCAGATACGGCGTGCGCTCCGTGCGCCACGGCCCGGATTCAGCCGAGGCCCGCTGCGACAGCATGCGGTACTTGTCGGCCCACTGCGAGATCGTGAGCAGAGGATCCGGCCGCGCGCCGGCCGCCGCCGCTGCCGAATAGATCTCTTCAGCCGTTGGAGTCTGCAAATTCATTCAGTGCTCTGCGAACTTCGGTTGCGAGGACTTCGTAGCACTTCGCGGCTTCGCTTTCGGCGGCCACCACCGCCGCGACTCGATCCGGAATGTTCAGCATGTGATCCCGGAACTGCCGGAACTTGTTGAACGCCGCCACCTTCACTTCGTCTTTCGGAATCAGGGCGCCGATTCGCTCCTGATATTCCAACTGCGCGAGCTTGGCTCGAAAGTGCTCGTAGACGGTGCGGGCCTTGGTGTACTGCGACGCGCCGAACACCGGACTTTCGTCCTCATCGTCGTTGCGCTTGACTGGCGGTACACGGTGGCGCGTGTTCTGTTCCCATTCGACGTCCGCCTGCTCGGAGTCGATGCGCCCGTCCGGCTGCGTGGAGATGCGTTTGGTTTTGATGGCCTTCTGAACCGCCGACAGTTCGACGCCGCGGTGCCGCGCGTATGCTCGGAGGCTCATGATCGCCATGCATTCGCCTCCCGATCAATCGTCGCCGAGCCGGTCACAATTCCCTTGCCTTCCGGGCGCACCGGAGTGATGAATCGTCATGCGCGGAGCACGCGCAGAAAGGATGATCAAAAACAACATGACCAACGCAGAAGCTACCGAAAAAGCCGCGCCGGAGAAGGCCCCCTCGAAGAAGGGCGAGCCCAAGGCAACAAAAAGCGCGAAGGCCGCCACTGCCGCCAAGGACAAGGCCGGCAAAAAGGCTGCCGCGAAATCGGAACGCAAGGCCGCCGCCCCACGCGCCGAGAGCAAGGGCGTGAAGATCCTGGAGATGATCGGACGCCCGAAGGGCGCGACTCTCGCCGAGATCATGAAAGCCACGGACTGGCAGGCCCACAGCGTACGCGGGTTCATCTCCACCGCCGGCAAGAAGCACAACGTCAAGATCGAGTCCTCGAAGAACGACGCCGGCGAACGCGTCTATAGCATCGCCAGGTGAGCCCGGTCATGATGGTCGAATGGGAAGACCACGGGGAGGAGGAGCGGAGGCTCCTCCTCACAGTCCTTCCTTCCCTCCGCCCGCGTCAATCACCGGCGGTTCTCTCGTCCAGCCGCTCCGACAACGCTTCAATCCGCGCCTTGAGCGCCTCCTCCCGAACAGCGGCCTCCGAAGTTCTCAAATAAGTGCCGTTGATGCGAAGGAAGATTCGGTTCTCGAGCTCGGCGAGTTCCTTGCGCACCTCCGCGAGCAGCGCCCGATTCTGGAGGCTGACATAGGTGGCGATCAGTCCGGAAACCAGACCTACCCCGGGAACGAGCACTTGCAGGATGGGATCGTTCATTGCCGTTCACTCTCAAGAATCTTTAGCTCGGCCGACCAGTCGGCCAGTGCGAGGCAAAGTCCCGCAATGTCCGCGTGTCCCGCCAGCAGCAGCGCTTCCGCGGCTGCGATCTCCGCGCGGCATCGCTCGACTTCACGCTGCCACTCTGCTTCTTGCTCCGGCGACTTCGCGGTAGCTTTTACCGTCGGACTCAAGCTTCGCTTCCCGCCCCGTGAACGCCTGCCAGCGCCGGACGATCACATCGCAATATCTCGGCTCCAGCTCGATGAGCCGCGCCTGCCGTCCGGACTTCTCGCAGGCGATTACCGCCGTTCCAGAGCCGGCGAAGGGATCGAGAATTGTGTCTCGCGACTTGCTGCTATTGCGGATCGCCCGCTCGACGAGTTCGACGGGCTTCATCGTCGGATGCTCCTGGCTGCTCGCTGGTCTCTTGATGAACCAGATATCGCCCTGGTCCCGTGCGCCGCACCAGAAGTGATCCACGCCCTTGCGCCACCCATACAGGATCGGTTCGTACTGCCGTTGGTAGTCGGACCGGCCCAACGTGAAATGGTGCTTTGCCCAGATCACGAACGTGGACCAGTAGCCACCCGCGTCGGTGAACGCCTGGTGCAGCGTGTGCAGTTCCGATGAGGACATGCAGATGTAGACGGCGCCCTTAGTCACCGCCAGCACGTTCGTGCAGGCCTCGCGGAGAAACTCGTAGAACTTGCCACCGAGGGTGTCGTTGCCGATCTTCAGCTTCCGCGCGGTCTTGCCTTCGTAATCGACGTTGTAGGGCGGATCTGTAAAGACCATGTCGACCAGTCCTCCGGCGAGCACCGTCTTCATCGCTTCGGGGTTGGTCGCGTCTCCACACAGCAACCGGTGTTCGCCCATCACCCACACGTCCCCGAGCACGGTGACCGCGTGCTGCGGCTCTTCCGGGATCGCGTTGTCATCCGTCATTCCTTCGAACGTCTGTTCCGGGTCGCGCAGGAGTTCTTCGATTTCCTCGTCGGTAAAGCCGGCCAGGTCGAGGTCGAAGCCGTCTTCCTCGAGCGACTCCAACTCCACGCGCAGCATCTCTTCGTCCCATCCGGCATTGAGTGCCAGACGATTGTCGGCAAGCACGAGCGCGCGGCGCTGCGTCGGAGTCAGATGATCAAGGACGATGACCGGCACTTCCGTCATCCGCAGCTTCCTTGCGGCCGCAAGGCGTGCGTGACCGGCAATGATCACGCCATCGGCACCAATAAGGATCGGGTTCGTCCAGCCGAACTCGATGATGCTGGCCGCGACCTGCTCGACCTGCTCGTCCGAGTGAGTCCGCGCGTTGCGAGCGTAAGGAATCAGTTTGTCGATCGGCCATCGCTGGACCGCGAGATCGCGCAGGATGAGTTCGGGTTTCGAGGAACTTGCTACGCCCGTCGCTCTGTCCCGCGCGTTCTTCATGGGCTGGCTACTTCGTGGCGAGGTGCGCCCCAAGGGCCGTTGCCACGGCCTCCTGGTGCTGAACGGGAGTCTGGCCTGCGCCGAATGCGGCCTCGATGGCCTGCACGAGCGCGACGACCTCCTGCGTCAGTTGAATACCCGCAGGGGCGACCTTGAGAATCGTTTGAATGATTTGCAGGAAGTTCATCGTTAGTTTCCTTTCTGGCCCGCCATGGGGTGAGCCGCTCGGGGCGGCGTTGGAATCGGAGGACGTTCCGGACGCCGCCCCATTGCGGGGTCTCCCGTATGGGAGCTCTACGCGGCCGGCTTCGCCTCCGTCTGAGAAGGGGTCGAAGCGCCGCCGGACGAAGTGACCACGACCGGCACCAGGGCCGCGATGGTCTGCGAGATGGCGGTCGCCAGAGAGCTGGCGATCACCGGCGTCAGGGAAGTGAACAGGTTCACTACGTTGGCCGTGATGCCCTCGGCGTTGATGGCTTCGCCGGCTCCGGCCGCGGCCACTGCACCCTTGGTGGTCTCGCTGGCCGCGATTCCGGCGGGCGATACGGTCTGCTGGCTCTCAGTGGTTCCGACCTGGCCAGCCAGCACGAGACCTGCGTTGACGGCGTGATCGAACGTCGCCGCATTCTGCGCGCGCCGCGCCGCGGTCTGCGCCATATCGAGCGAGATGGCTTCCCAGGCGCGCTGCCGCGCCAGAGATTCACGGCGGTTATCCAGCTCCTCGTCAAAGAGCAGCTTCATGTTTTCCGCGCCGCCCAGCAAGCTCGGCTGATGGGTGACGCACGGAGAGAGATTGGGATTGGGTTCTGCCATACGGGAGTTCCTTTCGGGTTGATTGAGGTTTCAGTCGTGCAGCTCGGATCGCCGGGCCGCGTGTGAAGTTCTACGAAGCCTTGCGCCTGGGGCCGTAGTGCGGGTTCGGTCCCCTCCGTGCCAATCTCGATGAGACACTTACCGCGGTGATAATTACAGAGCAGGGCGGCAAGGAGAATCATCGTGAGCGATGCCAAGAATGCAGTTCCTTTCGCAACCAGTTCGGGGGATGTGGAA